AAAATCTTCTGTGGAGACGTTGCCGCCGGTCGCATAAGCCATTGGAACCATGCCGTCATAACGCATTTGCGTTGGCATGACAGCTCCGCCGTAGCGCATTCCGGTTACAGGCTCTTCTGCCACAGGGGTTTTTCTGCCGCCGCTCAGCACAGGCATATCTTCCATCATGCCGAAGTCTCTGCGATCAGGCGCTGGCAGACCGGCAGCTTCTGCGTCTCGCTTAGCCAACTGATAACCACCGTACCGGCTCATCGTCATGGCAGGCGAGAGCTGAACGCCTTTGCGATTTTTTGCTTCGTCGTAAGCCAGTTTTGCGAGCACCGCAGCAACGCCAGCGCCGCCAATGCCGCCTAAATTCAAGCCGCCGCCACCAGATCCGCCGGCACCAGATCCGCCAAACACGCCGCCCAGCATTCCAGAAACAGGATTTGTTGTGCCTGGTCCGTACACATCTTCTAAGCCGCTCTGCCCGCCTAAACCAAGGTAATCGCCAATGGTTTTAATAAATTGAGGCGTACCGCCACCCTGAGATTGAGGAGCAGCTTGATTAAACAACTGTTGAGCAATTTGCTCATCAGTCATCCCTTTAGCATACATCTCATTGATTGCATCGTATTTGTCGGGATTTTTCGTCAAAAATTCACTAATCGCGATCACTGGATCTTTTTGTGGTGAAGCTTGTGGTGAAGCTTGACCAAACAACTGTTGAGCAATTTGCTCGTCAGTCATCCCCTTAGCATACATCTCATTGATTGCATCGTATTTATCAGGATTTTTCGTCAAAAATTCACTAATCGCGATCACTGGATCTTTTTGTGGTGAATCTTGACCACCATAGCTCCCGACCTTTAAAAACTCGCCAAAATCTCCAGCTAAATCACCAAAGCGACCAAACCTGCCAACACCGTCAGCGCCGGTGCCTGTAACTAGGCTTCCAATACCCTTGGTGACATTGCCAATACCTTTGCCGATATTGCCAAGCAAGCCAACACCGTCAGCGCCTTTTGTGACAAACTCTTTTGCACCACTAAATAAACTGCCGATTCCGCCACTACCTCCACCGCCAGGAATAGGTGTGGCCAGACTCAAGAGTGACAGCGGACTAGCCCGACCTTTTGCCACGTCATAGACGGTAAAAGCCTTGTTTGCCAGGGCCGCAAAAGGTTGCCAAGGTCCGGGTATAAACTGGGCTACTGCGGCAAGCGGTTTAATAACCTTTGTAACAACCTTTTTGGTGCTTTTGGCCACCTTTTTAAACCAGCCAAACTCTTCCAAGCCAGTGACCGGGTTGAGGGACGCGATACCTACGCCGACAACCATTCTCGCTGGATCGATATTTAATTCTTTAAATTTTTTCTCAATCAAACTTTCAAATTCTGGGTCTTCAAAAGCTTCGGGCGGAATAACGACCTCGCCTGGCCTGAGGTGAGCAAGCGCCGTATCTTCGCCCCTGCCAGCTTGCGCTAATTGAATCGCCATTTCAGCCATAGGGGCGGCAGCGCCAACCTCTGCTGCCTCAGCCAGGTGCAAATACTGATCACGCTCAGCCGGATCTTCCGCCTGAGAGGCTTGCATCATCATCTCTTCGATGGCCGATCTAATGAGTACGTCGGGATCTTCACCCCCTGCCTGACTTTGTGCCGCCTGCATCATCAACTCTTCTTGGCTGACTTCGCCGCCTTCAGCTTTTCTCAGGGCATCTATCTGGCCCTCGCCTTTCATCGAGTTGATGCTGGCAAGCAGCTCGTCCTTATCAATAGAAGGAACGCGCATCGGGTCAAATTTGCTGCCACTGGTCGCGCCTGAACTGGCGGGCAAGAAGGTACTACCGCCGACCAAATTCTCAATTCGCTGTTTTATTTCTGGATTCATGGCGTGATCACCGTAAGATTGCCCACTGCGCTAGTTAGCTGAACGCCGGTAGGATACGTTTGATGCGTGTACAAATCTCGCAATCGAGTCCCGTCAAACGCCTGATGAATTGAGTTGGTGCTGTTAAATATTATCGCACCTGTCGCAAATTGTAACTTAGAAATTTGACTGGCGTTATAGTGCGGAGATATCGTTATATCAACCGCACCAAGGTTCAGCTCAAGAATCCGAACCAAACGATTGTAAGTGTCGCTTCTGACAGATTCACTTGCGGATAAAGGCAGGCGAGTTTCAAGCAGCCTGCTCATCCACGTCTACCGCTCTGCTGTAAATCAACCCGAGTCGAACCCAGTCGCCATTTATAACCTTTCTGGTCTACTGTAGCGTTGTCGTCATCACTTTCAAACCGAAAAACCACCTGACGCGCCCTTGTTCGCAAGTTTGTAAACGTGCTGGTAGGCGTAATTTTAGTGGTTGAATCGGTGATTAATGACTGACCGGGAAAGTTCCTGCGCTTCACAACAATGTTCATGGCAGGGTTATTGCTAACGCCTGCCTCGGTCACGAAAGCCATGTCTGGGATCATCTTCTTCATAAACACGTCGTATTCACCCGCAGCAATATCAATGTCAGCAGACTCGATATAAACGCCAGCCATAGGTTCAAGATTGTCGTCGAACCCAGTCTCGTGATTATACAGCAAGCTTTGCCCAGAATATTGTGCTGCGGCGATTGGCAAATCTTCAATGCCTGCATCAAGCCAGCCGTATCGAGTCATGCTGCCGATAGCCCAAGTCTGCTCAAGATAATTGTAAGTGACGTATCGGCTAATCTCGCCAGTGCCGTCTTCGAGCGACGGATAGAAAAACCAGATCTCATTGTAGCGAGAATTAACGCTCATAAACGACTTAAACGCTTGGTTCAAGTCAATATCGTTAAAGACGTATTCTTGAACCGTGCAAGGCAGTCGTTGCACAGAGCCGTTGTAAAAATTAAAGCCCGTCTTAGAAGCAAAAAACACGCCGCTTGGAGAGTTTGCCGCAGCATTTGGCGCAAGCAACCCAGCGCCCTCGTTAACCAAGTTTACGGCGAAGGTCAACGGAGGGCCGATAAAGCTCATCGAATAGAGAGAAGTGTCGGTCCATACCAGTATTTCTTGCCTCGACTTCAAGCCGCCCACGATAAAGGAGCCGCTGGAAAGTCGAACATCGCCAGCGCTATTGGTCGCGGTCGGTTCAAAATCAAGCTCATCTTCTGCGGACGAGAAGGCAACCAGCATAGGGTCAATCGCGCCCGTTCTTGATCCGCCAGAAACAGGGTCAGCGCCTAATATAACAAGGTGCCGATCCGTTTCCGAAGTAATTACTTGCAGCCCAACGGTCGGAACTTGCTGAGCACCTGAGCGGCCAGCCAAGCTTACTGCCCGAGTAGATACGCCTGAGTTCTCGATCCATTCGTAAATACCCGCCCCGCGAGGGTTGATAATTAGATTTTCACCGAAATTGTCGTGCGTCCAAAGCCGAAGCTGGTTAACCGAAGAGATCGTCGAGGCAGAACCCCAGCCGCCAGCACCCCATGTTCCAACGCCCCAGCCACTGCTGCTGACGTAAGTATCGATACCGACATTAATTTGATAAGTGCCGACGGTGCTAGAACCGCCGTTTCCTGTGTCAGAAGAGTTTGCAACAACCGTGTCGCCGCTAGTGTCTTTTGCGGTTATCTGGTAAGCGTCTGCGGTTGTGACAAGCAGTATTTGGTATTCTTGGTTCAAGACGGTAGCGGTAATAACACCGCCTAAAGTCGCCGCGCCGCTAAACGTAACAAAATCATTTGTTACAGCGCCATGCCCTGTGTCGGCAATCGTTATTATTGATGAGCCGTCGGTCGCTGCAAATGTAACGTCGCCTGCGGAAGTCGTCGATCTAATAGGGGTAACGTCGTTGTAAGCGTCACCCTCCTCTATGTAATATTTCCAAGTAGTGCCAATTCCTAAGAATTTGGTTCCGCCAAGCGAAATCCACGAATGAAGTGCGCGACAGATTCCGAGAAAGTATTGACCGCCAAGCTGCGCCCAGCCGCCAATTTTCTCGACCCTACCTTTTCGAAATCGTATTAAATTGCCATCGACCCAGCCGCCTTTAGCGCTGTAGTCGGTAGCCTCTTTATTGATTCCGGGCTGAAAATCTATTTCTTGTAAAGGCATTCGCCATTACGCCAATCTGATAATAGCGCCAGTCGCAGTTGGTGCCGGGAAAACCACCGTGAAATCACCTGCGGTACTGGTTTTATCGCCGCCGAAATCAATGGCTGCAACGGCTTTATCGCCTTCCGTGTCGTTATATATTAGGCAAGAACGAGCCGTAATGGTTGCCGTGCTGAAGGTCAAATCGTTAAAATCAACCACGCCCACCGCGCCTGTAGCGAAAGGCGTTACGTTTGTTAACGCAGATCCGCCAGCAGTGTAATTCGTCCCAGAGGCTTGCCCAGTGGTGACATAAACCGTAGTCCCTGCCCCAAGAGTCGCGCTAGAAGTATAAAGTGCTAACTTAAATGAGTTAGCGCCGTTGGTAAAATTATGAGTTCCAACAAGCAGTTGTTGCTTAAAACTTGTACAAATTGCAGATGTGGTGGCCATGTCACAGCTCCTTGATAATGTTCGCCATGCTTTCGTGACCTTGCTGGCGAAGCTTGTTTGTAATAGTCACGCGGTCTGATCGGATTGAGTTCTTCATCCCCTGCAATATTACTTGATAAACGTGACTTCTGAAAGCCTCGGCTTGCTGCCGAATATGAGGCGCTGCAGTCTCGCTAATGCCCACAATTTTATTAGTGACTTGCTCGGCCCAAAACTCAGGGTCATGCCCCTTGTTTTGGGTCGTCGCGACCATGATATTGCCAAGCTTGAAACCTATTTCCTTAT